CTTTTTTCAATATTCCGGCGCTTTCTCGCCAGTCGTTTTAGTTGTGCCGCTGTCATTGTTCTGCGGCTTCCTCGCAGTTTGCCAGCGCGCTGGTAGTCCTGCCGGTACTCGATGTGCGCTGTACACGTTCCGGCCAACGCGGGGCCAACAACCGACCCCGCACCGATCATGATTGCAGCCAGCGCGTTGCTTAGTGTGAGTCTACGCATAGCCTTTCATCCGTTGTCGTTTTTCGTAGTCCTGCCGGCAGTCGGCGTCACAGAAACTGTGCGTCGGTGCCAGCTGTTCGTCACAGTTCAGGCAATGGCCGCCCCCAGTGGGGACGACCTGATTGCGAATGTTCTGGATCTGCGCTTCTTCCAACAGCGCTTGGATTTCCGACGCCTGGTCGAGTAAGTCAGCCATGCTTTGCGCCCACCCTGCCGTTGTCATTGACAGCGACCGTTTTGGCTTCTTCCCAAGCGATCACCTTCGCCAGCGGGTAAAGCACTCTGGTACCAACCTTCTGGAAGTCGGGGCCTTTCTTCTTGTGCCGCCAGTTGTTCAGCGTCTGCAGGCTGACTGAGTTGTTCCAGCGCTGCACCAGCTGTGCCGGCGTAAGGAACTTCGTTTCTTCGGTCATTTTTATGCACCCATAATCATGCTATTCAGTTCATCGACGCCGTTGTCATTTTGTGCTGGCAACTGGCGCTGTTCGTCGAACGCGGCTGCTGACTGTTTCAGCGTGGCAGGGCAACCGTTCGGATCGATCTTGTTGCGAAGTGCTTCCGGCAACGACTTCCAAGCAGCCTGAAGCGCCTTCATGCCGCTTTCGCAGACCATCGACAGGTGGTCCCAAGCGCGCTGAACTTCAGGATCGATCTGATTGCCACCATCGACCCAATCGCGCAGCAGCTTGCCGTGCTCGGACGTCAGATAGCCTTCGGCCCATTCGCCGGACTTGCCAAAGATGGCCGCCAGTTCGTCAGGGCACTTGAGCACTTCGCGCTGCATGCCGCCGTTCCACATCATCATGCTGGCAGTCAGTTCAAAAGTGAAGGACTTTTCCTGAATTGGCAGAATGCCTTGATCCAGATAGACAGTCTTTCCGTTCTGATTTTCCAGCTTTACTTTCGGCTGTGCGCGCATGCACGCAATAACGTGCACAGGTGATTGCAGCATCGCGTTCATGAACTTTTTGTGTTCCAGCTTTGCCGTGTTCCAGCGCGGATTCTTCGGCTGTTTGCCTTGGCTGTCTGGCCCGTTGGCTATGTCTTCACAACCACCGATGCCGTTCCATTCGTGCGACACAGAGTCGATCACCAGCACTTCGACGCCAGCGGCCACGAATGCGTTGATGGCCTCGATGTAGCGTGCAGGTGAGAATGGCGGCTGGAAGTCACCCACCAAGAACCGGTGAACCTGTCCCTGCTGATCGCGCAGAGCGTCCGCATACAACCGGCCACGGCGGTTTTCAGTACAGATCAGGCCGACCTTCTTGCTGTTGTAGTTCGCCAGACCCCAAGCCAAGCGCAGCGCTGAATAGGTCTTGCCACTGCCGCTGATGCCACCAAGGCCAATTACCAGGCGCGCGCCTTCGCGCTGCGCTTCTTCGATCGTGAAAATACTCATACAGGTTCCTTAGAAAAATAGGTCGCCAACGGCGAACACAAGTCCCCATGTGCCGACCACAAGACCGAACAGCATTCGCGGGACGGGTTTAATGTCATGCGCCACCAGAATGATGGCGCTAATCAGCAGAAGTTCGCTGGAAGTCATTCGGCTGCATCCATTAGGTGCTGGTTTTTGTTCATGTGCCACTTGGGCGTGCTGATCACCTGAACTTTGTCGCCATAGCCTTGCCAGCTGTCAGTGCGCTGGCATTCGGCGTACAGGTTCAGATCGGCGCGATACTGGGCACGGCCCAGCGCCACGGATTCCTGATCGAGCACATAGACACCGACGGCGAACGGCGGCTTTTTCTCCACCGCGATGAACGCGAAGTGGTCAGGATTGCCGCGCCAGAAGTCAGGCCGGCAGCGACACAGCACGCCAGTTTCCTGATCGTACCAGTAGGCCGACAGTTCGGCGGCGCCGTCCTTTGGTGGCAAGCAGTTCCCCTGTCGCAGCGCTTCGCGAAGGCCGTCGAGGTAGTACGGGTGCTGAATGTCGTAGCGCCAGTTCGCGATCGACTTGGAGAACCCTTCCAAGCTGGCGTCGTCGGTGGTCTTTAGGTCAACCACCACGTTCTGGCCGCGGAGCAATAGACCGCTGGCCGCCGGGTGATTCATCACCGCGTCACGCATGGCCATCAGATTCGACCATGTGTCTTCGTCCAGCACGATGCGTTCGCTGTTGTTGGCCTTCCATTCATCGAGGACGTCAGACCACAACGTCACCGGCTTGCCATTGGCTCGAAGCCAAGCGGCCATGTCATGGCGGCTGCCGCTGGTGCTGCCGATAAACGGCGTGCCAGTGGACTGCGTTGCTTCGTCGCAGATTTCAGACCACAGCGTCAGTTCGACGCCGTTGGCGCGCAGTGTGGCGGCCAGTTCGTTCACGCTGCCATTGGTGGACAGCAGGCCGGCGCGGTCTTGGTTCAATCGTTCGATGATCGACTTGAGTTCCGGCCCCTTCATGACTTCCAGCTGTTCGGCGGTGTACGTCTGTTCGGGCTGTTCCGTCAGGATCCGGTCGATCACTTCGGCTTTGGTGCCGCCAGTGATTAGCTTCGGCTTACGGTTGGCGTTCAGCGCCTGAATCATAATCACCAGCTGTTCTTTGTCGCGGATGGCGTCAGGGAATGCGGCTTCGCGTGCGGCGTTAATTTCGGCCACCATGGCCACCAGCACGTCGCGATCCTCGATAGCATCCGGTACGTCCTGCCGGCGCAATGCCAGACAGTACGTCTTGGTGAATTCTTCCGGTTCTAGGATAAGCGCATGAAATGCCGTGCCAAGTGCTTGGCTTGCTGTCGGTTGATTGTCATTCGCACTGCTGGTGGCGAACTTATAGTGCATAGGGCTGCGATGGATCAGATCCAGCCCTGACTTTGAGATCCCTTCCCCGCCGTGGTATTCGGCGTTCGGTATGCCGGCGTAAATGCCTGGTTTCATGGTTGCTTCCTCTATTGTGCTGGTTATTGCCAGTTATCCGTAATGATTGCGGATTATCTGCGAGTAAGTATAATGGTGTAAATTGACTTTAGTCAACGTTTTATGTTTTCTAGTGTTCTGGTGTGGCATGGCGTTACCTTGGTTGATCTGCCGTTATCGGCGATTGTTGAGGTGTGAACCGCTATTCCAAGCGCCGATCCGCTGTCAAGATGAAGTCACACTGGCAGTGTGCGACCAAGCGGCAGGCAAGCAATCCACAAGCTTTCGACGGGGAAATAAAATTATGCAGATCAATCTGCGTTCGTATCAAAGTGACATGATCGGGGGGGCTAGGGATGCACTTCGTACCCACCGATCCATTCTGCTACAGGCACCGACCGGCGCCGGCAAAACCGTTTTGGCGTCGTTTATGATCGGTCAAACGGCGGCTAGATCGGAATCAGCGTGGTTTTTGTGCCACAGGGCCGAACTGGTGGACGGCACCAGCAAGACGTTTTCCAAGTTCGGGATCCCCCACGGCGTCATCTGCGCCGGCTACCCTGGCGATCTGCGACAACCAGTGCAGGTGTGCAGCATCGACACCTTGAAAGGCAGACTGGCCATGCTGAAGCCGCCCAAACTGGCGGTGATTGACGAATGCCACCACGCAGGCGCTGCCGGATGGACGCGAATCATTGAATGGCTGCGCGAGGCCGGTTCCTACATCGTCGGCCTGTCAGCCACGCCGAAGCGGCTGGACGGGCGCGGTCTTGACGATCTGTTTGATTTTCTGGTGCCCGGTCCACAGGTCAGCTGGCTGATCGAAAACGGCCACCTGTCGCGGTACCGCGTCTTCGCGCCATCGATGCCAGACATGAAAGGCGTCAGGCGCAGCATGGGCGATTTCAGCCGCGCCGAAGCCGCCGAAAAGATGGACAAGCCAAAACTGACCGGCGACATCATCAGCCATTGGCGCAAGTACGCCGAAGGCATGCGAACGGTCGCATTTGCCGTGAACGTGGCCCACAGCAACCATCTGGCCGAATCATTCACCCGCGCTGGGATCCCAGCAGCGCACCTAGACGGCGGCACGCCAAAGGCCGAACGCAAGCGCATCATCGCCGATTATGCCGACGGCCGGATCCAAGTGCTGACGAACGTCGACCTGTTCGGCGAAGGCTTCGACCTGTCGAGCATTGCGCAGCGTGACGTCACCATTGATGCCGTTATCCAGGCGCGGCCAACGCAGTCGCTGTCACTGCATCTGCAACAGGTTGGTCGAGCCCTGCGCCCACAGCCTGGCAAGGTGGCCATCATCCTTGACCACGCTGGCAACGCGATGCGCCACGGCCTGCCCGACGACGAACGAGAATGGGGGCTGGAAGGCGAGCAGAAGAAAGGACGCCAAGCGGCCAACGACAACGAAGCGCCGCCGCCGCACATCTGCGTGCAGTGCTTCAACGCAATCAAGCGGCCACTGCCGCCAGCCTGTCCCCACTGCGGCAAGCGCCTGCAAATCGAAGCCAAGGAAATCGAGGTTGGCGACGGTGATCTGGTGGAGATTGGCGAAAAGGAAAAGGAGCAGCTGCGCCGGATCCGCGCCAAGGAACAGGCCGACGCCAAGACGCTGGAAGAACTGGTAACGCTTGGCCAGCGTCGTGGATATAAGGCGCCGATGGCATGGGCGCAGAAGGTTTATTCAGGCCGGCGAAGATAAATGAAATATTTTTGCTTGAATGTATTGCAGTATTTATAAATATAAATATAATTGTACTCAGATTTAAGCAACAAGGACAAAATCATTATGAACGTACCAAGCGGCATCAACTTAGCAAACCTGAACAAAGCAGAAGAACTGCTGGCCAAGATCCAAGCGCACATCAATGTGCTGAAGGCCGAAGAGAATGCCCACTGGGGCCATGTTGGCACAAGTGGCGCCATCGTTGAACGATTAGATGAAATCGTCGATTTCTTAGAAAACTAACCAACAAGGCCGGAGAAAATCCGGCCACACCTTCGAGGAAATAAGTATGAGTAACGCAGTTGAAACAATCAGCAAGATTGAGGACATGATCCGCGAGCGCAAGCAGGTCGCAGAACGGTTGAACCGTGCGCGCCAATGCGCCGACATTGGCCGCACTAATGGGTTTTATATTCACCCTATCGCGCACCAAGGTAAAAACATACAGATAACGCCTGAATACATGGTCGACGCGGTGACAAAGTTTGCCGACGTCTTAGCCGACCAGCTGGCCGTGATCGACCGCAAACTGATGGCCGTTGGCGCAATCGTCGAGGTAGTCAATCATGTTGAGTAACACACAGCACGCCGCACTGGCGGCATTTGAAAAGGTTCGCGCATTTACTGAAACTGGGCTTTCCAAAGCTATGCGCTGCGAAAAGGCCGTAGCACGAACGATCATCAACCAGCTTGAAAGCACTGGCCACATCCGCAAGATCGGGCCGTACGAATGGAACATCAGCACGACCGGCCAGCTGTATCTGCGGCAACATAAAACCGCACCGTTACCGGCGCCTGCATTACCACCAGTGCAGAAAGCGCAGCCACCAGCGCCAGCACCGGCACCAAAACCTATGCCACAGCCGCCAGCACCGGTACCGCCAAAGCCCGACGATGGCATGGCCGCACTAATGGACGAACCACCAGTGTTCGTACCCACGCCGCCAACACCAAGAGCACCCACGCTGCCATTTGACCAGCTGGTGCGCCAAGGGCTGCAACGGCTGAACGACCGGCTGGGCTACGTGCCACCAGCGATCGAGAACGCAGCGCTGAAAGTCGAAGCGCTGGAACAGTTGGCCAATGGCACTGCCTGTATATCCGGTGAACTGTCAACGCTGGTGCTCAGCATCGCCGACGATATCAAGAAATTTTCAACAGCCGCGAAAGGCTAAGGACTGCATGTGAACTTTTTGAAACGCCTATTTGGACTAAGACTTTCTGCCGCCAGCGTTCAAGCCGTCAGCCAAGGTGCAGAAAGCCTAATCGTCACCACCGACGAACTGATGATGTACTACGACCAAGCCATGCGCATCAACGCCGACCAGGCGACGCAGCTGGAACGGCTCAAGCGGCAGATCAACGACCAAGCCCGACTGATCGCCGACTACGAACAGGCGCAGGCTGACAGCAACGAGCGTTCAGACTGGGTGCGTCGATTGGTTTCCGAACGTGGCGACCAGTTAGGCATCAACAGCACCATGCACCGGTTCGACGCTGCACGATTGGCGCTGGTCGCTGTTTGGGATGCGCTCGACCACTACAAGGCCGAGAACGACAAACTGAAGCGCCGCTGCGCCACTCTAACGAAGCAGCTGGCCGACAAGCCGGAATTCGATTTCGTGGCGGCCATATCCGCAGGTCAGAAGGTGCCGTCGTAATGGCGGCCTTCCTAGACAAGCTGCCAGAGCGGCTGCGCGCCAAGGTGAAATTGACCGAACGCGGCTGCATGGAGTGGCAAGGAGAGATCAACCGCAACGGATACGGCCGCTTATGGTTCGGCGGCCACCGGCACATGGCGCACAAGTTCACATTCGAGCTCTACAAAGGGCCGATCCGGCAAGGCGCGCTGGTTGACCACCTTTGCCGAAATCGCTGCTGTGTGAACCCTGACCACCTTGAACTGGTCACGCCTAAATTGAACGTGATCCGCGTGCATCGCCGACGCAAAATGATCGACGAAAACGGCATGCTGGTTGGCGGCAAAATGACACCTTCGGGGGCTGTATGTGCTGGCTAGCTTTTGCACTGTTCACGGCTATAGCTGTGATTGCGATTTTACTATTACGAGGTGGCCGCAATGGCTGAACATGATATTCAAAACCGGATCCGTAATGAGTTGGCCGGACAGGCGCTGATCTTTCGCGCCAATGTCGGGAAGGCGTGGACGGGATCGAAGATGGAAAAACTACCCGGTAACAGGATGCTGATCTACGACGCCAGGCCGTTCAGTACCGGATTGCCGACAGGCTTTTCCGACCTGTTCGGGCTGGTGGCTGTGACTATCACACCGGAAATGGTTGGCCAGCGGCTGGCGGTTTTCACTGCGCTGGAAGTCAAAGGCGAACGCGGACGGCCCACAGAGAACCAGCAGAACTTCCTGAACGCCGTCAACGACAATGGCGGACGTGCCGGCGTGGTGCGAACGGTCGAAGATGCGGTGCGAATCGCACTATGCCGTTGATACAGAAGCCCGGTTATCCGGGCTTTTTGTTATCTGCGATTACGCAGAGACAATAAAAATTATTGCCGGATATATTTACTTTCATAAATACTGACCGCATACTTAGCAGGCGTTTAATTTTCCAAGGACTTATATGAACAAAAACACCGAAATGCTGCACCAGATCATGGAGCAGCATCACCTGAACTGTATTCAGGTCGCCGAACTAATCAACCGCAAACCGGTCACCGTCCGCGTATGGCGCACCAAGAGCAGCGGCAGCGTCATCCCTGACGCCATGCTGGAACTGCTGAAACTGAAGCTGGCGGCCAAGGCAGGTGGGTCATGCGCGTGATTTACATCGCCGGCCCTATCACCGGCAAACCGAACTTTCTGGCCACGTTCACTTCGGTTGAACTGAACCTAATTTCCAAGGGCTGGACTGTCCTAAACCCAGCCAGGCTACCAGCTGGCATGACCGAACCGGCGTACATGGATATTTGTCTGGCTATGGTGCGCAACGCTGACGCCATCATGATGTTGGACGGCTGGGAAGACAGCCAGGGCGCATCCTGCGAACGTGCCTACGCGCTGAAGCTTGGGATCAAGCGGTTCTATAACTTGGACGCAGTGCCGGTGGTGGGCGTATGACATTCGCCGAAGCCACCGCGCACCAGATTGCCATAGCCAACGGACGCGACGTCCCGAACGCAAAGGACACCGCCGCGGCACTGGCAGCAGTTCAACGGTTCACTGAGCGCCGCGCCAAGTTAGGGCTGCCGCCATTCACGGATGCAGACGCGCCCATTGTGTCATCGCCAGTGATCGAAATTATCGGTGAACTCGAGTGAACCACTGCCGCTGGCAAGCGCCGCTAGTCACCCTGCGCGACGGCCGACAAGTGCCAAGCGATTCACAGGAATGGCAGGAAGAATGCCTAGCGCGCACCCTGCTGGCATGGCCGCTGAACAAGCGCCGCCAATGGCTGTTCGGCAAGCAGAACACCTTCGGCGAGCTCAAAGGCGGATACGTCCACAGCCACGGTGAAGCGGCAACGGAGCGGCTAAAAGCCGTCATGATGGAAATTTGGGTAGCGAAGCGCCCAACAAATGACAACAGGCAATAAGAATGCAACAACAAGGCACACTGCCAGAACTGAACGAACAGGACATCGCCGACGCATTAGGGTTCATCGACGCTGACGATCGCGAAACATGGCTGCGAATGGCCATGGCCGTTAAGTCTGAACTTGGCGACGCTGGTTTTGAAATTTGGGACGCTTGGTCGCGCCAGTCCAATGACTACAGCGAACGCGACGCACGCCACGTTTGGAAGTCATGCAAGGCGCACGGACGCATCACCATTGGCACCCTGCTGTACGAAGCGCAGCAGGAAGGCTTCAAGCTGCAATCCGGCGAACGGCTATCGGCTGAGCAGGCCGAAGAACGCGCCAGACAACGCGAGGAAGCACGCAGGAAATCCGAAGTCGAAGAGCGCCAGCGCCGTTCCGATGCCGCTGCGTTGGCCAACCGGATCTGGGACGCCGCCGACCCTGCCGCCAGCCATCCGTACCTAGACCGCAAAGGCGTGGCCGCACATGGCCTGCGTATCGGCAAGTGGCCACTGTTCAAGAAGGACGGCCAGCACTACGCCACCGCCGAAAACGTGCTGCTGATCCCCATCCGCGACAGCAAGGGCAACATCACCACGCTGCAAGGCGTTTTCGACGTCAAGCCGTACGGCTACGAAGGCGATAAGACGTACCTGCGCGACGGCCAGAAGTCCGGCAGCTTCCACATCATCGGCCAGCCTGGTGACGGCGGCACCATTGCGCTGGTGGAAGGCTACGCCACAGGGGCAACGGTACGCGAACTGACTGGCTGGTGCGTCGTGGTGTGCTTTGACCGCACCAACCTGAAGCCAGTGGCCGAACAATTCCGCAAGGCCAACCCCAGCACGCTGATGGTGATCTGTGCCGACAACGACGCCGACACCAAAGACAACCCCGGCGTCACCAATGCCAAGCTGGCCGGCGCCGCAGTCAATGCACGCGTCATCATCCCCGAATTCGAAGGCATGGCCGGTACCGACTTCAACGATCTGGCCGCCATATCGCCGGACGAAGCACGCCGCCAGCTGACCGCGCACCAGACGCCAAAGCCAGCCAACGACAACAAGCCAGCCGAACGCGAGCAGGTCGACGTCTACACCCCGCTGGTGGACATCAACCACCAAGGCAAGCCGCTGGCCACGATCGATAATCTGGCGGAAGTGTGCAGCCGCATTGGCGTGACCATCCGCTACAACGTGATCAGCAAGGAAGAAGAAGTGCTGATCCCTGGCGAATCCTTCCTGCTGGACAACCAGGCGAACGCCAGCCTTGCACTGCTGGAATCGTGGTGCGCGAAGTTCCGCATGCCGACCGGCAATCTGGCCAGCTTCGTCACCTATCTGGCGGACAAGAACCCGTACAACCCCGTGGCCAACTGGATCCTATCCAAGCCATGGGACGGCCAGAGCCGACTGCAGGCGCTGTTTGACACCGTTCAGGAGAAGCAGCCGCGGATCCTGCCTGACGGCCGCCGGCTGCGTGACGTGCTGATTTTCCGCTGGCTGCTGTCTGCCGTCGATGCAGCATTCAACCCGAACGGCGTCAGCGCACATGGCGTGCTGGTGTTCCAAGGCGATCAGTACGTAGGGAAAACGAAGTGGTTCAAGCAGCTGGCGCCAGCTGACCTGAACGTCATCAAGGAAGGCGTGATCCTGAAGCCGGACGACAGAGACAGCGTGAAGCAAGCCTGTTCGTTCTGGTTGGTCGAACTGGGCGAACTGGACAGCACCTTTCGCAAGTCGGACATAGCCGCGCTGAAGGCGTTCATTACCAACCGCACCGACGTGCTGCGCCGGGCCTATGCGCGCAAAGAATCCCAGTACGCCAGGCGCACGGTGTTTTTCGGTTCAGTCAACCCGAAGGAGTTCCTGCACGACCCAACCGGAAACCGACGGTACTGGACGATCGAACTGGCCAGCCTGGTTCTGGATCACGGCATAGACATGCAGCAATTGTGGGCTGAAGTGTACCAGCTGCTGCAACAGGGCCACGGCTACTATCTGACGCAGGACGAAATGAACGCGCTGAACGCGCACAACGAGGATTTCCAAGTCATCGACCCAATCGAGGAACGGATCCAGACGAAGCTGCTGTGGACGGCACCACCGGTTGAATGGGAGTGGCTAACGGCTACCGAAGTGCTGCTGAAAGTAGGCGTCGACAGGCCGAACCAGTCGGACGCAACGAAGGCCGCGCACAGCATACGGAAACTGAACGGCGGCAATGCGCGGAAATCCAACGGCAAGAACCTGCTGCTGGTACCGCCGCTGGCCAAACAATACGAAGCCGCACCATACTGATTCAATAACCCGCTAAGGCGGGTTTTTTGTTGCCTGAAGAAATATTCAAAAATATTTGCAGATAGTGGTTGCAGTATTTATAAATATAAATATAATTGAATACAACAAGACGGCACGGGGCCGGAAGTAACAAGAGACGCAAATGAAAGTCACACACTCACACGGAACAAGCTTAGTAACTGGCAAAGTGACCGAGATGGCTAAAATCCAAAAATGGATTGAGCTGGCAAACTGCGAAATCATGGTTGACGAGTGCGACGAGGACGAGACTTGCTTTGTCGTGGTGAGCAAAAGCAGAAACACCACACAAGCCGAACGGCAAGCAGATTTTCAACACGCAAAAAAACTGGCGAAGTAAGCAACCAACGCGCCGCCGGTCGCTAACCGGCTAAGGGTTAAAATTGGAATTTTTCTTCAATGCGATACGCGGCAAACAAGGCGACCGCGATTTCTACACAGCCACCGTACCGTTCAAGATGCTGAAGCGCATCATGTCTTTTGATTCCGGCGACGTGCTGGACCGCAGCCAGCGCAACGTGGATCCGACACGCGCCAAGGCGCTGGCCACGTACCTTGTCGAGAATCCGACGTCGTTCGTTCTGCCTGCGCTGACTGGCATCGTCGAAGACCAAGACATGCGGTTCGAAGAGTACGGCGGCAATGGTTCAGGCATTGGCCGGCTGCACCTGTCGCTGGACGCCACAATCAAGCTGTTCGACGGTCAGCACCGCGCCACCGGCATCATGCAAGCGCTGCGCGATTGTCCGCTGTTGCAGTTCAGCAGCATCACTGTGCAGCTGTTCAAGGGCATGACGCTGGAAGAGCGCCAGCAGGCATTCAGCGACATAAACGCCAACGCCAAGGCCGTCAGCGCCAGCCTGAATATGACCTACAACCAGCGCAACGAAGTGGTCACGGCGCTGGCGGCAGAGGTGGGCAAGGTGGAAGCCTGGCAAGGCAAGATTGACCACGAACGCAACGTGATCGGCAAGGGCAGCAACGCGATGTTTTCGTTTCGCCACGTCATCACAGCCAGTCGCCTGGTGATCGGCCTTTCCTCGAAAAATCGGCTGAGCAGTATCGAAGAATCAAAGATGACCGACGTCGGCAACTGGTGGAACTCGATCGCGAAATCAGTAGGTTGGACACTAGAAGAACGGCCAGAAGACAGCGTGACTTATACGGCCGCCGGTCTGATGGCTTTGGCGCGTGTTCCTGAGCTTATGCGCGAACGCCGCGGCAACAAGTGGACAACCTGGAAGGCAGCCAACGCGCTGGAAAACATCGACTGGTCCAAGTCGAACGAAATGTGGGCTGGCAACCTAATTGACGGCAAAGGCAACATGACGTCGACCACAGCAGCGCAAATCGCAGCTGCCGAAAAGATTGCAGACAGCATCTGCACGTATCTGGATTTTATGTAACAACCAAACCGCGCCAGCCGGTTGCTGGCATCATTGAAGGAAATAACCATGAAAAACATTGAATTTGTTCAGTCAGTAAAGGGTCAATCAGAGCTGTCTTTTTTTACTAGCGTGTTGGCTACCATATGCCATGGCGTTGCAGCAGAGTCCGGCTGGTGGACCGACCCAAAGACCGGCGAATGCCTAAAGGGCAAGCGAAACGTGGCTGAAATGCTGTGCCTCATTCACAGTGAGGTCAGCGAAGCGATGGAAGGGCACCGCAAGAACCTGAACGACGACAAGCTGCCGCACCGCAAGATGATCGAGGTGGAACTGGCCGACGCCGTGATCCGCATAATGGATCTTGCTGGCGGCTTAGGTTTGGACATAGGCGGCGCACTGGCTGAAAAGCTGGCATACAACACGAAGCGCGCCGACCACAAACTTGAGAACCGAACCAAAGAAGGCGGCAAGGCTTTCTAATCACCAGCCCGGCGACGGGCTAAGGAACTTTATGAAATGCGAAATTATCAACGGCTGGCTAGTAGTCGAGCCGTCGAGCGAAACGGAACGCTGGGCGTTTCAACAGTGGCTTGAAGGGCGCAACAGCTGGGATAATGTCAACAGCTGCGTGAGATCGTCTGAACCAGTTCGGAAAACCGTTGACGTGGGGCCTAGTGGCGCGGATTTGTCCGAAGTTCCGCACCGCCTTGTAACGCTGAGCGGGCCGCACACTCACACGTTAGGGCCAACGCCGCTAATGCACGCAGTACCAGAGGACCCGCGGCTTCCTGATGGCCCTATGGTGGCCGCAGCGGTTACTGTCGGCACTACGGGGGTTTTGCCGTGAAATCAGAATACATCGGTGCCGCTAGCGTGTTTTTCCTATGCTGGCAGGACGGGTACACAGTTTCGGGCGCGATCTCCGCGCTGTTGATTGTTTTCATTGGGCGCACTGTGCGGTGCGCTAAGGGGTAATTGTGAGCAAACGAGTATCAAACCCGCCGCCGCCGGTGGCAGTGAAACCGGCTTATCCGGCACAGGAAAAGCCAGAGCAGATCCTAGTGCCAAAGGCCGAGTGGGACGCAATCAGAGCCTATGGGGAAGCCCAGAAAGCCGAGGTCGAACGGCTGCGAGGTCTGGCGATTGCCGGGGCGGATCTGTCAATTGCCACCGCGAGTGAGGGCAAGAGAGTCGCCGAAGCGTTGGAAAAGGCCGAGGCCGAGCGCGATGCGCTGGCGGCTACGTTAAGCGAGATTCAGCAAGCCAGCCAAGATTATTCAGACGGAAAAATTACCCGCTATGAGTTTGTTAAAAAATTAGCGTTTTTGGCAGCAGTACAGCCGCAGCAAAACATAGCCAAAATCCGCGCCGAGGCTGTTTTAAATGCGCTATCAGATGCTGGCGTTACATGCCCAAAATTTGCTGATAAAAGCAAGGATTTCGTCGATGGATTTAACTTCTTAGGCGAAGTATTGACGCAACACGCCGAGAAAATCCTCCAAGGCGGTGACGTATGAATAAGATCCGCATTTTTCGGTCTAACACTGAGCTAGCACACGCGGAGCGGTACGCATATTTGAACTTTTCCGAAGGTGCGTTCTATCGAATTAAAGACTACGTCGACGAGCTAATCCAGCAGGCCGCGTGGGACGCCGCCAAGGCTGCCCGCGGAGAAGGTGACAACCATGCGTGCCGGTAAAGCACTCAGCCTACGGGTGGCGCTGGTGGCCATCCTGACCGCATACCTGGCGTCACTGGCGGCGGTTCTGTCGCTCATAGCGGCCAGCAGCCCACTGTGACGCCAACGCGCACGCGCGACTACCAGCAAAGGACCGGCCACTGCGCCGGTTTTTTTATGCCTTCAGCAGTGTACCCACGCTAAAAAACTGCAATGGATACCCTGTTGGGTACACTGTCAAAAAATCCAAGCCATTCAGTAGGTTATCCCTCTATAGTGTACCTTAGTGTATGTTATGTATGTTATATATATAATAGGAGAGAAGCCAAGGCGCGTAAGCAAAGCAAGCCCGCGATCCCCTATATGGAAATTTGGCACCCTGCCACCCTTCCCTACCCTGAACCAGCGCTAATCCTTTAAAATTCAATAGATTGCATCAGGTGACCTTTGTTTTGAAAGGTATACTGGCGCTTTTTTGCCTGCTGCCGTACAATCTGTTTGCGGAACTAAATATAATTATCGGGGATTACATGCGATTACCTGCCAGCGTCCAAGAGATAGCCAGCGTTATCGGGACGGATAAAGCGTTATTTCTGGTCGGCAAACTGCCGCGCTGCTACAGCAAAAAATCCACGCACGTCATCCTGTACGTGCCCAAGGCCGTCAATCTGAAGCCTGACCACCGTTTGGTGCAGATCCTTGGCTGGCCCGATGCTGTGAAGCTGTGCAAGGCGTTTGGCGGGGAAATCCTGCAACCGGCCACCTGTGCCGACCTGTATCGCGGATTCCGCAACACATCGATCCGCCGACTGGTGAACGACGAAGGCATGAAGCCACGCGAAGTGGCCGCCATGTTCGAAATGTCAGAACGCCAGATCAGCAACATCCTGAAGGAAAAACCCCAAGAGGGACACAGCGCCGCGAACGACAACTATCCGGCAACGGGGCAAATCAATTTTCGAGGGGCTAAATTTTGAGAAACGAAGGCGAACGCCTGGCCATTCAGTGGGGGATCCCACTGGCGCTGGCGATGTTGGCTGTTGGAGCCCGGCTGTTGATGTCGACTGATCGACTGACGCTGCTGGGCATTATCCGTGGCGTTGTGGTCGGTCTGTTCGTTGGCTGCTTGGTCAACCTGTACCTGACCGATGTCACGTCGATAGGCGATGGAACGCGTGGTGCGATCGTGGGCGCTGCTGCTGTTCTGGCCGAAGACCTGGTGGTCATCATGATGCGCGTGGGCAAGTACCTGCGCAACCGGCCTGAAACAGTGCTGGATTTCATCATGAACCGAGGTAAGACCAAATGACTACCATTGATGTTTTCGGATATGCGTTAGCCTCGCTGGCTGTATTGCTGGCGGCCTATTCACTGCGGTGCGTCTGCCGCGCCAAGAAGACCGGAAGAAATCCACGGCCATTCGCCATGCCGGTGTTCTCGCTGGTGGCCTTCGCGATGATGAAGGTCTGCTGGATTGCTGGCGGATTCGCCGACCAATTCACCGTAGCACTGGCCGGCGTTCTGCTGGCCACTGACTATGCGGTGGTTTTTTCAATCGCGTGGCTGCTGTTTCACGCCACTAAGCGCAGGACTTGGTAATGAGCATTTTCGACTACGCACTGGATTTCACGCTGAAGCACGAAGGCGGCTACGTGAACGACCCGCAGGATCCAGGCGGTGAAACCATTTACGGTATCAGCCGCCGCCATCACCCCGACGCCTGGCGCAATGGACGTCCGACCAAAGCCATGGCCGCCGAGATTTACCGCCGCGACTATTGGAACGCGAACCGCTGCGACGAACTGCCGGCACCAGTGGCGATCATGGTGTTCGATACGGCTGTGAACTGCGGCAGCAAGCGTGCCGTGCAGATGCTGCAGCGTGCTGTTGGCACTACGCCTGATGGTGCGCTTGGCCCTGTGACGCTGCGAGCCATCAAGAACAGCCATCCGCATATCATCGTCAGCCAGATGGCCGATATCCGCCTTGGCTACTACCGCGACCTGTCGACGTTCGGGCGCTTCGGTAAGGGCTGGACCAATCGGGTCAATGCGCTGGTGGCCCACGTGGCACAGATGGACGGTGTCGCATGATCGGCGCCCATCGTTACCTGCCCATCGTTCTGCTGATCGGTGGGCTGATGGGCGTTGCTGGCTTCGTAGGCTGGCAAGCTGGCGTGGATAGCACCACCGCTGAATGGGAGAGCAAGTGGGACCAGCAGGCATTGCAGCTGGCCCAAGCACAGGCACATGCGCTGGACGTCGCACGGACGGAAGAACAGCGCCGCATAAAAGCGATTGAGGACATTACCAATGAATCGAAAAAACAGATTGAACAGGCACGGGCTGATGCTGCTGCTGCCGATGCTGTTGCTGACAGCTTGCACGAACAGGCCCGCAGACTGGCCGCACGCAACAGCCAGTGCACCAGCCGTGCCACCACTACCGACCGAGGCGAGGCAGCCAGAGCCACCGACGCCACTGTGCTTGCAGACTTGTTCGCAAGGGCTGATGCAGCAGCGGGAAGACTGGCGGCAGCGTATGACCGAGCACGTACAGCAGGACTAGCCTGCGAGCGTGCTTATGATGCGCTGCGCAATGCAAGCACCGTGCCATGATGCGCGGTCTTGCTGGTCGACCAGTGTCGGTCGTGGGTCCTTCCGAGGCGGCACCGGCCTGCGGGGGCATCGCCTCCGCGCAACTCGACATCTGAGACCCTTTTTCAATCAATTTTTCTAATCACAAACCGGCAATCAATCGAAAAAAATAATAATGTCCAGAGATAGCAAAGGCGCATCAAACAAAGGCCGACAGGTCAACCGAACTGAGCTTGCAACGCTGTTCGGCGTGTCATTCCCCACCGTTGACGGATGGGTGCGTAACGGCTGCCCACACACCAAGCCGCTAGGCAGTCGATCGGTTGTCTTCAACACCGCTGACGTGGCCAACTGGCTACGCGACCGAGCGAAGGAAGAAGCCACCGGCAACGCACCTGCTGACGAGCAGCAGCTGAAGCGCCGCAAGATGCTTGCGGAAACCGAAAAGGCCGAACTGGAACTGGCCAAGGCCAAAGGCGAAGTCGCACCGGTTCGCGAATTCGAGCGTGCCACCGCCGGCCTGATGGCTGTCATCCGTCAGAACGTTTTGAACGTGCCTGCAAGGGCCGTGCTGCAGCTGCTTGGCTGCACCGATGAAGCCGAGTTCAAGACCAAGCTGCGTGCCGAACTGGTTCTGGCGCTGGAAACAGCGGCGGAAGCCGAAATCGATATGGACGAAGACGAGGACGATGGAAGCGACGATGTTTGAAATTCACCAAGGCGATTGCTTGAACGTGCTGCGGACGATGCCGACTGCCAGCATTGACAGCGTGGTGACTGATCCGCCGTACGGGATCAGTTTCAACGGCAACAAGTGGGACGCGGACGTGCCGTCGGTTGACGTGTGGGCTGAATGCCTGCGCGTGTTGAAGCCTGGCGGCCACCTGCTGGCATTCGCCGGTACCAGAACGCAGCACCGCATGGCCGACCGTATCGAACAGGCCGGATTCGAGATCCGCGACATGATTGCGTGGTGCTATTCGTCCGGCTTCCCCAAGTCGCGTGACGTATCCAAGCAGATGGAGCAGCACCAATCCGGTGAACGGCCAGAGCCGGAAGCGGCCAGCATTCGTCCTGGCGTTTATGAAGTGACCGCGTTCCTGAAGGCCGCACGCGATCGTGCTGGCTGGACCAACAAGCAGATCGACGCGCTGTTTGGCACCAAGGGCATGGCAGGCCACTGGACGTCACAAGGCAGCCAGCCGCTGGTACCATCCCTTCGGCAGTGGGAAATCCTGCGGCAGTCGCTTGGCTTCGGTACCGAACTGGATTCGCTGGTGGCCAGTCTGGCCGGAAAAGAGAAAGGCACCGGCACAAGCAGCGGTTCACCTCGATTCCTTGGCGCCATGCACGGACGCCGAGACTTTGCGCCAGCTGGTGACTGGGGCACGGCACTGAAACCCAGCCTCGAACCTATCACGATGGCCAGAAAGGCGATTGTGGGTTCCACCAGCGGCAACGTTCTGGCGTTCGGTACCGGCGCACTGAACGTGTCGCGCATCGATGGCCGGTGGCCCGGCAATCTGATCCACGACGGCAGCAGCGAAATGACTGACGCCTTTGGTTCTGCCGTCCGGTTTTTCTACAGCGCGAAGGCCAGCCAATCCGACCGCGGCGAAGACAACACGCACCCGACAGTGAAGCCCACTGCACTGATGCGCCACCTGTGCCGTCTGGTGACGCCGCCTGGTGGCCTAGTGCTGGATCCGTTCACTGGTAGCGGTTCGACCGGCAAGGCCGCCGTGCTGGAAGGCTTCCGATTCATCGGCTGCGAACTGTCGGCGGAATTCGTCGACATTGCCAAGCGGCGGATCCAGCAGGCTGCCAACGATAACGATCAGCAAGCCTTGGCCGTATAGTAATTCGTATGTATAATTGACGTGCGGCTAGTCCGGCCAGACGAAAAGCGCTACGCCAGCGCCTGCCGCACAACAATTCCGGCGACTATTGGGCGAATAGCATGCAAATAATTTCACGAAGCGACGCAATCATTACAGGTCTGAAAAAGTATTACACCGGCAAGCCATGCAAGAATGGCGAAAAATCTGAACGTCTAACATCAAGCGGTCATTGCCTTTGCTTTTTGTGTGTTGAGAAAACAAATCATAGGAAAAGAGCTAGGCACGCACTCAATAAAGAAAAAGAAAACGCAAGAGCAAAAAAATGGAAATCTGATAATCGAGATAAAATATCAGAATACATGAAGGAATATAGAACTACTGAAAATTCAAGGCAGGCTCAGCGCAAGTGGTACGCCAATAATAGCGAAAAGAAGAAATCAGTAAATAAGCGATGGGCTGAAAAGAATAAGCCATTGATTAAAGCCATATCGGCAAGATACAGAGCAAAAAAACTACAGGCCACTGTTTCGTTTAACCAAGAAATTGACGATCTAGTTATGATGGAAGCGGCCGATCTGTGCATTATAAGAAAGGAACAAACTGGAATTGATTGGGAAATAGACCACATGATTCCTCTTCAGGCTAAGAACGTTTGCGGTCTTCATACATTCAATAATATTCAAGTTATTCCAGCAAGCCTGAATGCCTCAAAGGGCAACCGCCTTATAATGGTAAATGTTGGTGAATGGCCAGCACTCCTATGAATAAATATCAATTCAGCAATAAATCAGCGGTGTTAGACGCAACGCATCAAGCAGCACAGCAGCTGGTACCGCCGCCGGATCTCTTGCCGTCTGAATGGGCTGAAAAGAACATTCGGATCCCTGTCGGCAACGCGAAGCCCGGCCCTATCCGCTTCGAAAACGCACCATACCAACGCGGTATGATCGACGCGGCCAAAGAGCCAGGCGTCCGCCGCGTGTCGTATATGACTGGTGCGCAGCTTGGGAAAACCACAATACAGCAGTGCCTGACAGGCTATTTTATCGCGCACGAACCGAAGTCGCAGATTTTCGCCCAGCCATCCCAAGGCGACGTTCAGACATTTCAGGAAACCAAGCTGAAGCCGATGATCGAGGCCAACAAGGTCATCAGCAACAAGATGGCCAAGCCACGTGGCCGCGAGGGCGTGAACAACTTCCGCATGATTTCGTACATTGGCGGCTGGCTGATCTTTTGTTGGGCTGGTTCACCTAAAACCGCACGGGGACGTTCCGCGCCAATCGTTCACCAAGACGAAATCGACGGATACCCGCCAACAATGGAAGGTGATTTCGGCGAACTGCTAGCCCAGCGTGCCGCGTCATTCGGTGACGAAGCGCTGCGGACGGAGTCCAGCACCCCGACCATCAAAGAAGTCAGCCGCATTGAAAGAGCGTTCGACGCTGGTGATCAGCGGCGGTACTTCGTGCCGTGTCCACACTGTGACCATCCGCAACACCTGGTCTGGGATAACGTCACATGGCATGGCCGCAAATCGACCAGCATCGATGATTTCGAAGAAGACCTGAACCAAGAGCACCAGCCAGAAACGGCGGCCTACGTCTGTGAGGCGTGCGGGGCGCTGTGGAACGACGGCGAGCGGATAGCCGCCATACGGCAGGCCGAATCCAAGGGCGCAGGCTGGAAGGCATCCAAGCCGTTCCGCGGCCATGCGTCATTCCACGCGCCGGAAATGCTGTCCACGTTCCGTCGGATGCGGGACATTGTGCAGTCGTACTTGGACAAGCTGGCAATGAGCGACATTCAGTCGTTCATCAACGTCAGCTTGGCGCTGACGTATGAAGAAAAAGGCGAACGGGTTGATCCTACCGGCCTGATGGCGCGTGTCGAAGAATACCGCGCCGAAGTTCCAGCCGGTGGCCTGTATCTGACCGCTGGCATAGACGCCCAAATGGACCGCCTTGAATGCGAGGTCGTGGCGTGGGGCATCGGCGAAGAAAGCTGGTCGATTGGCTACTACGTGCTTTGGGGCGATCCACTGCAAGGGGACGTCTGGAACGACCTAGACGACCTATTGGCTAGCACGTACCAGCACGAATCCGGCGCCGTATTGCCGATCAGCGCGGCCTGTTTGGATACCGGCGGCACACAAGGCTACACCCAAGCCGCCTACGAATACGCACGCGGCAAAACTGGCCGACGGCTGTTCGCTATCAAAGGCGTGCCAGGCTGGGGACGGCCTATCGTCGAGAAGCCGCAGCGCAAACAGTCGGGCAAAAATGCGCGGAAAGTTGACCTGTTCCTAGTCGGCACGGACGAAGCCAAGCTGGTGACGATGCGCCGGCTGCAACAGGAAGTGAAAACCGGCGGCTATTGCCACTTCCCAACCGATCGCGACGAAGAATGGTTCAAGCAGCTGACGGCGGAGAAATTGACGATCCGCTACGTCAAAGGCCAGCCCATCCGCGAATGGACGAAGCCGGATCGAGCTCGAAACGAGGCGCTAGACTGCCGCGTCTATGCACTGGCTGCGCTGAAAATCATGCAGCCATCGTTTAAACGGCTAGCAGAGCGGTACAAAACCGACGAAAAAAGCCAAATTCCAGCGAAAAAACAGGCCGAAAAGCCGGTCAAACCAGTGCAAAAACAGGAAGTTGAAAAACCCCAAGAGGATGCACCCAAGGCGTCTGACCAGACTAAGCCCATTATTAAACGCACGTCCGCGGCTGCAAAATCAGGCCGGCGGCGTGGTTCATGGGCAAAGAACTGGTGAATTGCAGCATATTACCCGACAAAATTGGCGCCGGCCTTACATTTAGCCGCATAGTGACGCTGACAGCCTACCCAGCACCGCTGTGGGGGCTGTTGATCGCGTTGCGCGGTCCTTCCGTCATTGACTTGACGACCATTGCTGAAGGCTCACAGCACCGCGTGACGGCCACTGCGGCCAACACAGCCAGCTGGGCGCCTGGTCTGTATTCGTACAGCGTTCGTGCGACTGATGGCGTGGACGTGTTCGAGGTCGAAAGCGGCCAGCTGGAAATTCTGGCGGATCTGACCAGTGCAGCGGCAGGCCACGATGGTCGAACGCACGCACAACGAACGCTGGAAGCCATCGAAGCCGTTATCGAAAGACGCGCCTCGCTGGATCAGGAACGGTACCGCATCAACAACCGCGAACTGTACCGGACGCCGATCGCTGACCTTTTGAAACTGCGCGACCTGTACCGGGCTGAAGTCCGGCGCGATCAGGCATTAGCGCGTGGCAAGAACCCATTCGGCGCAACTGTGCGCGTAAGGCTGCGATAGTGGCATTTTTTGACATTTTCCGACGGAATCAGGCGCCAGTTGTCGCGCCTACACAGCAGGATCGCCGGCCTTCGCGCCGGATGTTCACGCTGTCCAGCTTTGCGCGGATGTTCACCGCGGCTGAAAACAACCGTCTGAACTCCGGTTGGGGCGCTACGCCACTGACCGCTGATCAGGTTATCGACCGAAACCAGCGCGCACTGGTGGCCCGTTCACGCGAACAGGCGGCCAATAACGACTATGCGAAAGCCTATCTGCGCATGTGCCGCCAGAACATCGTCGGCAGCACTGGCGTGCAGCTGCAAGGCCAGAGCATCGACGAAAAAGGCAAGCTGGACACCAAGGCCAACCAGGCGATCGAAAACGCGTGGGCGGAATGGTCGAAGAACAAAAACTGCGACGTCACCGGCAAACGGTCTTGGCGTCTGATCCAGTCAGCTTGCGTGAATAGCGCTGCCAAGGATGGCGAATTCTTCGTTCGGATGGTCTGGGGCCGCGAAGGTGGCCCGTGGGGATTTTCCTTGCAGACCTTGGATCCGCAGCGCTGCCCAGTTGACATGAACGAGAAGAACCCGAAAGGCGGCGGATTCATCCGCAACGGCATTCGGTTCAACAAATACGGCCGTCCGCTGTCGTACTTTTTCAGCACGACCGACGAAAAAGAATCCGATTACCGCTACGGCGAAAAATACTACGTCGAGATCCCTGCCGACGAAATCATTCACGGCTTCCTGTCCGACATGGAAGGCCAGAAGCGTGGCTTGCCTTGGATGGCCACCGGCCTGTTCCGCATGCGCCAGCTGGGCGCAATGGAAGAAGCGGCCATCGTCAATGCACGCGTCGGCGCCAACAAAATGGGCGTCATCGAGTGGAAGGACGGCTTTGGCCCTGAACTGGACGACGACGAAGAACTGATCATCGATAGCCAGCCGGGTGAATGGACTGTGCTGCCGGAAGGCGCGCAGATGAAGGAAACCAACCCGCAGTACCCGTCCGGCGAATTCGCGCCATTCATGAAGCAGTGCTTGCGGTCAATGGCCGCTGGCTTTGGCGTTCAGTACAACAACCTGGCCACCGACCTTGAAGGCGTGAACTTTTCGAGCATCCGACAAGGCACGCTGGATGAACGCGAGCATTGGAAAGACCTGCAAGAATGGCTGATCGAAAGCCTGATCCAGCCGGTCTTTGATGCCTGGCTGCCGCGTGCATTGCTAGCTGGCCGAATTTTGGTGAACGGGCGCCCTTTGCGGCCTGAACGCTTGGAACGGTACAGCCGGATCAGCTGGCAAGGCCGTCGGTGGCAGTGGATCGACCCACGCGCAGACGTGGACGCCGCAGTGAGTGCCAAGAACAACGGCTTGGTCAGTCCAAGCACCATCATTCGCGAGCAAGGCCGCGATCCGCAGTCGGTTTGGGCCGAAGCGGCACGCGACGTGCGCGCCATGATTGACGCCTACGTGGCCGAAGGGATCGACCAGAAGACCGCTGAAGAACTGGTGCTGCTGTCGATGGGTAAACAACCACAAAAACCAGCGCCTACGGGGGCAAACAATGAAAAAGCAAGCGCTTAACTTGCGCGGCATGTATCTGAAGCGCGACGCCGGTTCACGCCAGCTGCCCGATTTCAATCGGGACGGACTGGTGCGAACGCTGGAAGTTCGCAGCTTTGATGTAGACGCGCGCACCGTCGAATTGGCGTTTTCCTCAGAAGTTGAGGTCAGACGTTGGTTCGGCGTGGAAATCTTGGACCACGACCAGACCAGCGTTGACATGGCGCGACTGTTGAACGGCGGGGCCGTTCTAGTTGACCATGATTGGAGCGATCAGGTTGGCGTGGTTGTTTCTGCAACAATCGACGCAGACCGGCGGGGCCGTGCTGTAGTTCGCTTTGGCCGTAGCGCACGTGCGCAGGAAATTTTCCAAGATATTGTCGATGGCATCCGCCGTCATGTGTCAGTCGGCTATCGGATCCTCGACGCTGTACTGTCTGAAACTCGCGACGAAATCGACGTGTACCGCATCACCCGGTGGGAGCCGTACGAAATCAGCATCGTTGCCGTTCCAGCAGATCCAACAGTTGGCGTAGGCCGATCAGCTGAAAAAACCCAAGAGGAACCGCCAGTGGTGCGCACACAAACTGCGAGCACCGATAAACCGGCGGCTAAATTAAAGACTGAGGACATCAGAATGGAAAAGATTTTGCGTGACAGCGCAGGCAACCTAGTGCGCGCACTGGTTGACGAAGCTGGCAATATTACGAAGGTTTTGGAAGTGCTGGAACGTGCAGGCGCAGACGTTGAAGCTGCACAGCGCCAGGCACGCGAAGCCGAACAGAAGCGCACCGCTTCAATTCTTGAGATGGGCAAGCGCTATGGCTGCGAGGCTGAAGCACAGCAGGCTGTAATTGACGGTACCAGCGTTGACCAGTTCCGCCAGATCGCGCTGGACAAGCTGAACACCCGTTCTGCTCATGTTGGCGCTGGTGGCCAGCAGGAACGCGGCAACCTGCCTGTGGGTGATAACAACCCTGACGGCCTGATTGGCCTTACTGATCAGCAGGTTCGCAACTACTCGCTGTTCCGCGCTGTACGCGCACTGGCAAATCCGAACGACCGTCGCGCACAGGAAGCTGCAGCATTCGAGTTCGAATGTTCGCGCGCTGCTGAAACGCAGTTTGGCCGCACGGCGCAGGGCTTGCTGGTTCCGCAGGACGTGCTGGCTTCGCGTGCATTCAACGCTGGTGGCGCTGCTAACACCCCAGCTGGCGCAACGACCGGTAACTTTGGCGTTGACACCCAGTTCATGGCTGGTTCGTTCATCGAAATGCTGCGCAACCGCACTGTGCTGATGGGCTTGGGCACCACGATGGCCGGCTTGGTCGGCAACGTGGACATTCCGCGCCAGACTGGTGGAGCTACGGCATACTGGATCGGCGAGAACCAGGACGCGACCGAAGGCACGCCGACTCTTGGCCAGTTGGAACTGTCACCGAAGACGGTTGCAGCCTACACCGAGATCACGCGCCGCCTGATGATGCAGTCCAGCCTTGACGCTGAAGGCATCGTGCGCCGTGACTTGACCAACGCCATCGCACAGGCGATCGACTTCGCTGGCTTCTATGGTTCTGGTACGAACAACCAGCCACGCGGCCTGCGCAACTATACAGGCATCAACAGCGTGGGCTTTGTGTCGAACCCCACGTACGCACAGCTTGTGCAAATGGAAACCGAAATCGCTGCCGACAACGCCGACGTGAACAGCATGGCGTACGTCATGAACGCACGTATGCGCGGTTACCTGAAGACCACACCGAAGTTCGGCAGCGGCACTGAAAGCACGATCTGGGAAGCCGGAAACACTGTGAACGGCTACCGCACCGAAGTGACTAACCAGCTGGCCAACGATGATATTTTCTTCGGTAACTTCGCTGACTTGCTGATCGGTATGTGGGGCGGTCTGGATCTGACGGTTGACCCGTACAGCAACAGCAAGAACGGCGCCGTTCGTCTGGTGGTGTTCCAAGACGTTGACTTCGCACTGCGTCGTGTCGAATCCGTCTGCTACAAGTAACCATTAACTGATGGCCGCTTCGGCGGCCATTCATTCAGGTGATAACATGAGCAAAACCTACGTATTGAAGCTGACCAGCGCGCTGGTGATCGCCGGCGTTGTATGCCGTCCTGGTGAACTGGTTGAAGTCAGCGAACTGGAAGCGAAAAACTTCTTGGCACGCGGCAAGGCTGAACTGGCCACCACTGACGATGGCATCGAGGAAGAACAGGACGAACCGGGCGACGACGACTTATCGAAGTTGACCAAGGAACAGCTGCTGGCGAAGGCCAAGGAACTGGAAGTTGATATCGGTTCTGGCGCCACCAAGGCACAAATCATTGAAGCCATCGCCGACAAGGCCGAAGGCGAAAAAGAAGGGGAATAATCCATGCGTGGAGTATCTACACAGGCATTGGCGGTGGCCGCATCGATCACCGCATCAGGCAGCGGTACATCTGTTGACGTTGGTCAGTACCAGGGCATTGCGCTGCTGGTTCTGAATTCCGGCGCAGTCAACGCTGGCACTAATACCATTCGATTGCAGCACAGCGCCGACGGTACGACCGGCTGGGCGGACACTGGCGATCAGTTTGCACCAGTGACCACTGTTGCCAGCACTGGCCAGCAGGAAATCATGGTGAACGCTGACAAGTTCCACCGCTTCGTTCGTGTCGTTGATACGCTGGCAGGCGGTGCTACTGCCGTTGTTCGTAGTGTGATGATCGTAGGCCGTCGGAAGTACGCATAATGCCGGCGCCGTCCTGGGAGAATCTGGACGACTTTTTGAGCACTGACGATGATGGCGGGTTTGCAGTACCCGCCATTATTCATTTTCAGGATGGCTCACAAAGGACAGTCCGCATCATTTACGACGATCCGTATTTCAACGCGCAGCTGGGCGAATACGACGCCGACAGCAGCCAGCCGCGCATCACTGGAAAGCTGACGGATCTGGTTGGAGTTCGCCGCGGCGATCTGGTTGTGCTCGATGGCGTCACGTATGAAGCGCTGACCAGCTACCAGCCTGACGGCACAGGAATGGCCACAGTGCCTTTGGCGGTATCCGGTGATCCACTTTGATATTGACGCCGACCAGCTTGGCGAAATCGCCAGAGAGCTAGGCGCAACAGACAAACAGGTCAAATACGCGCTGAATCGGGCGCTGCGCCGTACCGAAGCCAGCCTGCGCAAGCTATCCAGCAAGGGCCTAACCAGAGAACTGCAACTGCGGACGGCTATGGCACTGCGCAAGCGCCTGAAATCGATCCGGCTGCGCAGTGGTGGCAAGGATGGCGGCGTGGCGCTGTGGTACGGCCTGAACCCATTGCCGGTATCCAGCTTCAAAGGCCGACCAAAGGAAGATCCAGCCGGCGCATTCCTTGGCGACTGGTTCTTCAAAAAGGGCTTTGTGGCCAAGAGCAATTACAAAGGCCGCAACACGATTTTCAAGCGGCAAGGTGATAAACGCCTACCTATTGCCGAACAGACAATCACCATCGAAGACCGCGCCATTGTTTACATCGAGGACGAAATATTTGTGCAAACAGAATCGATATTCTGGCAGCACTTCCGCCGTGACCTAAAGGCGCGCGTCCAATACCAACTAGGTGAATCATGAACGCAGACACACGAATTGATCTTGATACTTTGCACGCGGCCATTGTTGCCGATATCCAGGCGAAATTTCCAGACTTGCGAACGGTCGAATTTTACCGCGGCGAAGGCAACGACCACGACGATCGCAAAGTGCTGCCGGTACCGGCGTGCTTGCTTAATCTGTCAGAACTGGAAGCCAGCGACGAAAACGATCCAGAGACCGGACAGCTGGCGGCCATTGCTCACTTTGAAGCTGAACTGGTGATCCGGTTCACGACACCAAACGCCAAGCGTTCCATCCGAAAGCTGGCTGCGGCCTTTGCTGCATGGCTGCACAAGCGGCGCTGGACCGACCCAAACGACGCAACCAAGAAGCTGCCCAGTGGCCCTGCCGTAGTCGTTGGCGCGTATCAGGACGATTTTTCAAGCACGATGGCTGGCCAGCGCGATAAGCCGCTGGATCAGTACGAGGTCTGGAAGGTCGAATGGCGGCAGGAAGTGCATCTGGGCGATTCCGTCTGGATTGATGAAGGCGTGGTACCGACGACGGTATTCCTTGGCATGGCGCCTGAAATCGGGATCCCACACATCGACGACTATGTGCAGATCATACCAGAGGTGCCGCTATGAACTACGAAGTTGGCGAACTGCAGCGGCAGCTGGCCAACCTGATCCGCGTTGGCGTCATATCCGAATTGGACGAAGGCAAGGCGCGGGTAAAGGTCAAGGTGGCCGGCTTGACGTCGGACTGGCTGCCGTGGGGCACTGGCCGCGCTGGTAGCACTCGCAGCGTGTCAATGCCATCGGTCGGCGAACAGGTACTGGTCTTTTCGCCGTACGGGGACACAGCGCAGGCCGTCGTCGGGCCGTCCATCTTTCAGGACAGCCACCCTTCCCCATCGGCCAGCAAGGACAAGGAAACGACCATCTACCCTGATGGCACCACCGTCGAATACGACAGCGGCAGCAACACGCTTACGGTCACTGTTTCGGGTTCTGGCAACGTGGTGGTGAACTGCAAAGTGGCGACCATCAACGCGGAAACCAGCGCCAAAATCGACACGCCAACCACGACCTGCACAGGCGATCTAGTAGTGGAAGGCTCGATCACCTACGGCCAAGGCATGACCGGCACTGGCGGCGCAACCATCAACGGCGGCGCAACAGTGAACGGCAACTTTGCCGCCCAAGGCGGTACATTCAGCCACGAAGGCAAGAACGTCGGCAGCACGCACGCCCACAGCGGAGTTACGCCAGGCGGCGCCAACACTGCCTCGCCCATCTAGTGAAAAATCCCAAGAGGATGACCGGCACGGCTGGCGGACACACTGCCAGCCATGAACGGCATCAATTCATCAACAGGCAAGCGGCTAGGTGGCATTGAACACCTGCGGCAAAGCATCCGCGACATACTGACAACGCCAATCGGCAGTCGGGTAATGCGTCGCGACTATGGATCACGTCTTTTCGAATTGATTGACGCGCCACTGAACCGCAGCACCTTGCTGGAACTATACGCAGCAACGGCAGAAGCACTGGAAAAGTGGGAGCCACGTTTTCAGCTGGTCAGCTGCAAGGCTATTTCGGCATCACCTGGCCGCGTCGAACTGGAACTGGTCGGCAAGTATTTGATCGACGGCCAGACAATTAAACTTGACGGAATTGTAATCAGCTAATGGCCGCAACTTATACATCCATCGATCTGTCGGCGCTACCAGCGCCAGACGTGGTCGAACAAATCGACTATGAAACTATCCTGGCTGCCATGCTGGCAGACTTGCAGGCGCGCGATCCTGCCTTCAGTGCGCTGGTGGAATCCGATCCGGCCTACAAGATTCTTGAAGTGGCCGCGTACCGCGAAACGCTGATCCGTCAGCGCTGCAATGAGTCAGCGCGAGCGGTCATGCTGCCGTACGCCATGGGCACCGACTTGGACAACCTAGTGGCACTGCTGAACATGCAGCGCCTTATCATCACACCTGCGAACCAAAACACGATACCGCCGACGCCTGCCGTTATGGAGAGCGACGAAGAACTGCGGCGCCGTGCATTGCTGGCATGGGAAAGCCTAAGCACCGCCGGTCCATCGGGCGCGTACATCTACCACGCACTGTCTGCTGACGCCGACATTAAGGACGCCAGCGCAATCAGCCCACAGCCTGGGCAGGTTGTCGTCACCGTCCTTGGCCGTGCTGGCAATGGCATTCCTGACAGTGACACGCTGGCGGCTGTATCTGCGCGCCTTAGCGCTGAATCGGTTCGGCCACTAACCGACCAAGTTACCGTCCAAGCGGCCTCGATCCACAATTACCAGATCATCGCCACGCTGTTTTTGTTCCCCGGTCCTGACAGTGCGGTGGTGATGCAGTCTGTCCGCGATTCTGCTGCGCGGTTCGCTGCCAACAATCACCGGCTGGGCGCGGATATAACGCTGTCCGGCCTGTACGCGGCATTGCATCTGCCAGGCGTGCAACGCGTTGAACTGGCTGAACCGCTGGCAACCATGGTCAAGAGTCCGACCGAAGCGCCGTACTGCACGCTGATCCAAATCAACTTCGGTGGCCGCGATGAGTAGCCTACTGCCACCGAACGCGACCGCGCAGGAAGTCGCGCTGAGCGAAACCACCGAACGCATTGACGCAATCCCTGTGCGAGCGCGGCAGGTCTGGAATCCGCAGACCTGTCCGGCCAGTTTGCTGCCATGGCTAGCGTGGGCGCTGAGCGTTGACGAGTGGAACGCCAATTGGACGGACCAGCAGAAGCGCGACACCATCGCCGCATCATTCCGCGTTCACAGCACCAAGGGCACGCTGGCTGCCGTCAAGACGGCGCTGCTGGCGCTTGGATATAGCCTTGAAGTCACCGAATGGTGGCAAGAGCCTGTGGAGTATGAGCCGTACACGTTCGGCGTCGTCATCGACACAGACGGTTCACCACTGGCTGAAGACTTGCTGATCGATGCAGCCACGCTGATCAACGAGACAAAAAACACCCGAAGCCACCTAGCTCGACTGCGCGTAATCACCAAGAACGAAGCACAGGTGCGAGCTGCGGCAGCTGCTGCGTTCGGCGTCGTGTATGAGGTCTACGATTCGCTTGGCGGTTCATACCCGAACCCAGGCGGCGGCGCCTATGTTCCGCCACCGGCTGGGGTTTGGGCTTATGTGCTGGTTCTGTTGGATTTTGACAATTCGGGCAACGGCACGAATTTTTTAAACAAGAGAAACAACGATCTGATCCCTTATCTTGGCAGCAACCAAGCCAGCGGCGGCCAGTTTGCTTACTGCATGATCTCTACCGATCAGCGCGGCCTTAAACTGACCAACCAAGCAGCGATCCCGGCATCGTTCGATTTTACGATCGAATTTGCGCTAGATCGTTTCGTTGCACAGCCGGGAGAAGTCGCGGCGCTGTTCTATTGCGAGCAGGCCGCCGAAGTGCGGTTTGTTTACGACTTCGATCGGTCCCAGTTTGGCGTTTTTGGACTGACCAGTGCCGCCGGTTACGACTACTTTCCGCTGGTAAACCTTCCCAGCGGCTGGCGGCATGTGGCGCTGGTGCGCGAGGCTAATACGCTGAGACTGTTTTTCAACGGCGTGTTGGTTGGAACCAAAACAGCGGTACAGCGCGAGATCAGCAACTATTCACTGCTCGACGGCCGTTTTGGCGCTGGCCGTTCGCGCGTTTTAATCGATGAGTTCAGACTGAGCAAAAAGGCGCTGTACAGCCAGAATTTTGCACCGCCAACCGAGCCGCACCCAGTCGGCGACATACCGACCGATCCAGAGTGGGGCCAAGTTCTTGCGCTGAGCAACTTTGAGCAATGGCCGTTCGTCAACCTGAAATCGGGCGCGCCGCTGCCAACAGGCAATACGCTTCGCGTGGCTGGCGGCCGCTTTGGTGACTACGCCATGGGGAACCCAAGTTATAATGGCGTGGTCTATAGCGGTCTGAATATCAACACCGGCCAAGACTTTACGTTCGAGATGTGGGCCAATATCGCTAGCCAAGCGAGTGGCGGGCCTGTGATCGTTTACGTTGGCGTAGGCAATCCCGGCGGCTGGCTTGGCTATGACTTTGACGCTGGCGCATTTTACGCGGCGGCGTTCGGTTTGGGCAGTGGATCGTTCCGGCTGCCGCCTTCGGCCTTGCCTGTCGGCTGGTTCCACTTGGCCTACGTGCGATCGGCTAACGTGCTGAGCGTCTTTGTGAACGGCGTCAAGATCGGCCAGTTGGCTGGCGCATCGACCGAGATCAACGAGATCTGGCTGCTAGATCATCAAACCAACGGCTGGCGGTTCACGTCCGCAAGACTTGATGAGTTCCGCGTGACGCGCGGCGCGCGGTACTTGGCAGATTTTGCGCCACCTACCGCACCATTCCCGACTAGATAATTGAGGGCACAACATTGAGTTACGTAACAACAATTACAAACGTGGGTCTGGCTAAAATCTCAGCCGCGCTGGCTGGAAGCTCACAGATCACCATGAGCCAGATTGCCGTAGGTGATGGCAACGGTGCAGCGACAAATCCGCTGCCGTCGAACACGGCGCTGGTGCGAGAGGTTTACCGCGGTTCGGTCAATCAGCTGTCATTCAACGCGAATGGCCAGCTTGTGGCTGAACTGGTGGTGCCTGTAGCGGTTGGTGGGTTCACCGTTCGCGAAATAGGCTTGTACGACAGCGGCGGCGATCTCTTCGCAATCGGCAGCCTGCCAGCAATCACTAAGCCGATCACGGCTGACAATGCAGCTGGTGAGCTAGTGCTTCGCATTGTGGTTGCAGTTCAGCACGCCCAGACAATCAACCTAACCATCGACGCCAGCACGGTTATTGCCACGCAGCAGTGGGTGGAAAACAACTTCTCTGCGGCGGCAATGATTCCAGGCGGCACAGTCAACCAAGTGCTGGCCAAGAAATCCAACATCGACGGCGATACAGAGTGGCGCGATCCGACCGCAGTTAACGTCGTCGTCGATGCACGCGAACAAGAAGTCACGCTGACAGCGACGCAAACAGTGGTCACGCTGACAACCGTCACTACCACCGGCCTTGTGCTTTACGTCGACGGCATCCGTCTACCGAAGTCACGCTGGACAGCGACCAACGCCACGACCGTGACACTGGATCGAACCTATCCAGTCGGCACCATTCTGACGCTGGTGCAGAACGCGCCAGCAGCAACGATCGAGGCGATCAAAGTCGGACAGGTGATCATGCTGGGATTGACCAGCACGCCGAACGAGGTCTTTGGCTACGGCACTTGGCAACGCGTCGCTGAAGGCCGTGCTATTTTCGGCCTAAGTTCGACCGACGCTGATTTCAACACGCTGGCAAAAACTGGCGGCAGTAAGACGCACAGCCACGGCGGCAACACCAACACCGCAGGCGCGCACGGCCACCAAGGCGTTACTGACTGGGGCGGCAACCACAATCACGGCGGCGCTACTGGCGCAGGCGGCGCACACGGCCACCAGACCACGAACAGCGGCACGCACAGCCACGGCGGATCGACGGCCGCGCACACGCTAACGATCGAGCAAACGCCAGCGCACTCACACACCACGCAGGTGGCGGTTAACACCGGCGGCGGTAGCGGCAGCATCGGCCTAGACAAAAACCAATTATTTAACGGCGTTGTACAGCTAGATAGCAACACCGTCGGCGGTGGCCAAGCGCACGCGCACGGAATCAGCCCAGACGGCGACCACTCGCACAGCGTAACTACCGCGCCAGACCACGCGCACAGCATCGCCAACAGTGGCCAGCACGCGCACGGCATCGTCACGGACGGCAATCACTCGCACACGATTACCGCGAGCACTGAGAGCAATTTGCCGCCGTATTACACTGTCGCAATGTGGCAGCGCACAGCATAACCGATGGAGGGTACATTGATTGAGATCACTAGAATTTTTGGCACCAGGTATTGTACTGCCGTACGCTGGCGCAACGGCACCAACAGGCTGGTTACTGTGCGACGGTTCGGCAGTTAGTCGCACCACCTACGCCGGTTTATTCAATGCAATTGGCACGGCCTATGGCGCTGGGGACGGTTCCACCACGTTCAACCTTCCTGACATTCGTGGACGCGTAACCGCTGGCCGCGACAACATGGGCGGCACGGCGGCGAACCGGTTGACCAACACAGGCACCGGCAACCCCGGCATAAACGGCGCAACACTTGGTGCGGTTGGTGGTGCAGACCGGCACGCATTGACCGCAACGCAAATGCCGGCGCACAGCCATTCGACGTACGCGCAAAGCAATGGCGGTATCACCAACAATGGCGGTACGACCTACGTCACCAGCAGCGGCAACAGTAACACCACGCTGTCGACCGTTACGCAAAACACAGGTGGCGGAGAGGCGCACCCGAACGCACAGCCGACCATTGTTCTAAACCAGATCATCAAAACCTAGTTCGACCCTAGTGTGTGCCTTTGGCCGTCCTTCGGGGCGGTCCTTTTTTTGAAATCTCCCAAGAGGCGCGGAGCAAGCAAGGGCGCGACCATCAGGCTGCGAATTTTTATCTGTGCGCGCAGACTGAGGAAATACCAAATGGCAGAAACCTTTTTGCACGGAATCGAGGTCTTAGACATCGATTCCGGTTCACGTCCGATCCAGACCGTCCGGTCTAGCGTGATCGGCATCGTAGGCACGGCGCCTAGTGCAGACGCCACCGCCTTTCCATTGAACACACCTGTTTTGATTGCTGGCAGCAAGACCGAAGCCGCCAAGCTGGACATGCTTGGCACTGGCCTTGGCACGCTGCCTTCAGCCGTTGACAGCATCCTAGACCAGATCGGCGCGGTTGTTATCGTCGTTCGCGTTGATGTTGGTGCGAATGAAGCTGCCACGCTGGCCAACGTCATTGGCGGCGTGAATGCCGTCAACGGAAAATACGAAGGCGTCTATGCCTTCCTAGGTGCGGAATCTGTGGTGGGCTACCAGCCAAAGATCCTGCTGGCGCCTGGATTCACACACCAGCGCCGTGCGACCGCTGTTTCAGCGATCACCATCGGCAACGCCGGTACCGGCTACACCAGCGCGCCGACTGTCACGCTGAGCGGTGGCGGCGGTACTGGTGCGACGGCAGTGGCCACAGTGGCTGGCGGCAGCGTGACCAAGGTCACAGTGACCAATCCTGGCACCGGCTACACCAGCGCACCCACCGTCGCATTCGCTGGCGGCGGCGGTACTGGCGCAACGGCCACGGCATCCTTTGGCACTATCGGCAACGCCGTAGTGGCTGAACTGCTGGCGATTGCGGATCGTCTTCGTGCGGTCATTCTGGCCGACGGGCCGAGCACCACCGACGCGGCGGCCATTGCGTACGCTGGCGATTTCGGCAGCAAGCGTGTCTATGTTTGTGACCCGCAGATCACCAAGCTGGACAGCGACGGCGACAACGTCACTGGCTACAGTTCGCCGATCGTTGCTGGTCTCATTGCACGCACTGACAACGACATCGGCTTCTGGGCGTCGCCGTCAAACAAAGAAATTTACGGCATCACCGGCACTGCGCGGCCTATCGATTTCACGCTTGGCGATCCGAACAGCCGCGCCAACCTGCTGAACGAAAAGAACGTCGCGACGATTATTCGCCAGAACGGCTGGCGGCTATGGGGCAACCGCACGCTATCGAGCGATCCGAAATGGGCGTTCCTGTGCGTTGTCCGCACCGCTGACATGATCAACGAAAGCCTGCTGCGGAATCACCTGTGGGCAGTCGATCGTGGCATTACCAAGCTGTACATCGACGACGTGAAAGAAGGCGTGAACGCGTACCTGCGCAGCCTGAAGTCACGCGGCGCCATCCTTGGTGGCCAGTGCTGGGCAGATCCTGCGTTGAACACGCCAGACCAGATCGCGCAGGGCAAAATCTATTTCGACTTCGATTTCACACCGGTTTACCCGGCGGAGCACGTCACGTTCCGTTCGCACCTGGTGAATGACTACGTCGTCGAGTTGTTCGACTAATCGGAGATAACGACCAATGACAGCACGCGACGTTCGCAAGAATGCCAACCTATTTTTTGATGGCCGTGGTTATGCCGGCCAGTTGACCGAGTTCAACCCGCCAAAGCTGACGCTGAAGACGGAAGAATTCCGCGGCGGCGGCATGGACCTGCCGATCGATATTACGCAGGGCATGGAGAAGCTGACGACCGACTTCAGTTTGAAGTGCTACGACCGCCATGTGCTGTCGTGGTTTGGCGTCAGCGAAGGCAACGAAGTTCCGTTCGTTGTCCGTGAAGCGCTGGAATCGTTCGACGGCACGGTGAAGACGGTCAAGCACACGATGCGTGGCAAGATCACCGAGATTGACCCAGGCACAACGAAGCCGGGTGAATCGCCGGAAATGAAGGTGTCCATGACGCTGAGCTACTACAAGTTGGAGCACAACGGCGTTGTTGTTCACGAAATCGATCCGGTGAACATGGTTCGCGTGATCGGCGGCAACGATTTACTGAGCGCGATCCGCGACGCGCTTGGCTTTTAATTTCCCATAAAACAAGGCCGGCGACTGACCGGCCTTTCTAAAGAGGCAAACACCATGACAGCAAAGAAATCACCCGCTTACCTGAAGACCACTGCCGATGGCGCCCATGTGGATATCACACTGCGCCGCGCCTATTCGTTCAATGGCGTATCGACCAGCACGCTGCGCATGCGCGAACCGACCGTGCGCGACCAGCTGGCCACCAGCGAAATGCAGGGCAGTGACGCAGCCAAGGAAATCGCAACCTTTGCGAACCTGTGCGACGTTACGCCGGACGATATCCAGAATCTGGCGATGGCCGATTACCAGCGTATTCAGTTGGCGTACGGCAGTTTTTTAGACTAAGCCGCGACTATTTACGCGGCGGTATACTGGCGCTGTCCAGCCACACAGGCTGGCAGCTTTCAGAAATTGAACGACTAACGACCACACGATTTATGTGGTTCTTGGATGGATTGCCGCGCGATGGCCAATAAGAAACTTTCCGCAATAATTTCAATCGGTGGCGCTGTCGCTAGCAGCTTGCTTGGTTCGATCGATCGGACCAAGGGCAAGCTGAACGAGGTAGGCCAGACGCTGCGCAACCTAGAAGCGCAGCAGCGCAAACTTGGCCAGGCGATCCAGACCTTCGGACGCCAGGGCAAAGACGTCGAAGCGATGCGGCAGCGCTACCAGCAGCTGACGAAGGAGATCGAGAAGCAGCGCGCTGTGATGGAGAAAATGCAGCGCATCGAGAAGCAGCGTGCCGACAATATGGCACGCCAGAGTGCTGCACGTCAGAAGATGGGTGAAACCGCAGCCGTTGGCGCGGCGGTGGCTGTTCCTGCATTCCTGCTGTCGAACAAGGCGGCAAAATTCAATTACGACCTGAAGATGATCGGTCTGACCGCCAACATGAGCGACGCGGCCATTCGTGACATGGGTAAGGGCATTGTCGGCCTGTCCGTCACCACAGGCCAGTCATCTGACAAAATCAAAGACGCGATGGCGTTCCTTGTTGCCGCTGGCCAAAACGCTGACGTGGCGCAGGCAAATCTCGAAACCGTTGGCAAGACAGCGACGGCCACTGGTGCCGAAATCGAGGACGTTGCCAAGGCATCGTTCACGCTGGGGGATGCGCTAAACGTCGATCCGAAGAACATGGAAAAGGCGCTGGCATCACTGGTGCAGGCAGGCAAGGAAGGTAATTTCGAATTCAAAGACATGGCTGCAGAACTGCCTGTGCTGGGCGCGTCGTTCCAGGCACTGAAGTTCACCGGCAACGAAGCCGTTGCATCGATGGGCGCCTACCTACAGATCGCACGCAAAGGTGCGGCCACATCAAGCGAGGCCGCGAACAACATGGCCAACTTCTTGGCCAAGATCCTTTCGCCGGAGACGCTGAAGAAGTCCGAAAAGCTGGGCGGCAACCTGTTCGGCGTTATCTCGAAAGCGCAAAAGGCAGGCGAGAACCCGATCGAAGCGGCGGTGAAAGAAATCAACCGGATCACCAAAGGCGGTGACCAGAAATTGCTTGGCGAGCTTTTCGCGGACATGCAAGTGCAGAACTTTGTTCGTCCTGTGCTTCAGAACCTTGAAAAGTACGACGAAATTAAAAAGGCTGCGCTTGGCGCCAGCGATGTCATCAAAACTGACTTTGCGCGGGTAATGCAAGAAGACAAGCTGGCACTGGATCAGCTGACCAACTCGCTGGACAACTTCGGCAAAAGCATTGGCGAGTCGCTGAACCCAGTCCTTACAAAACTGTACAACACACTGACGCCGATCGTCAGAACCGTGCGCGACTTTGTGGAAGAAAACAAAGAACTAGTCGGAAGTGTCATTGTCGGCGTTGGCGCGTTCGCCACGGCTCGAATCGCCATCCTTGGCGTTCAGCTGGCAATGGCTGGCCTGTCGATTGTTATGGCCACCAACCCTATCGGAGCAGCTGTGGCATTGATTGCGGCTTCAGCGGCGATGGTGATTGCGAACTGGGAGCCGATCAAAGATTTTTTCGTGCAGCTGTGGAAAGGCGTCACCGAGGCTTTCGATCAGGCCATCGGCTACATCATGCAGCAGTTCGACAAGATGATCGGCAAATTCAAAGCCGGTATCGAGTGGGTGGGCAACGTAGGCGACAAAATCGGATCGAGCGTCAGCAGCGGAGTGCAGGCCACCAAGAAGTTTTTCGGCGTGGACGACGGGCAAGTGCAGTCCACTGGCCCGATGGGGATCTCAGCAGCACCACCGCCGATGGCCACCGCACGCGGCACTGGTCCCAGCATCACCGACAGCAGCCAGAACACGTTCAACATTTACCAGCAGCCAGGGCAGGATCCGAAGGCGCTGGCCGAAGCATTGACAAGGGAGCAAGAGCGCCGACGGGAGATCATGAAACGCGGCGCCATGTTTGACGGAGTTATGGCGCAATGAGTTACGTAATGATGCAGCTAGGCAGCTTCCAGTTTGCGATCTGGACGGCTGCTTTTCAGGAATTTTCACGCAGCACGCAGTGGCGCTGGCCAGAGCAGGAGACGTTCGGCCAGTTGCCCACCTCGCAGTTCACCGGCAAGGGCAAGGAATCAATCACGCTGAAAGGCGTCATTTTTCCAGAGTTCCGCGGCGGCTTTGGCCAGATCCAGCGGCTTCGCAGTCTTGGCGACATGGGCCAGCCTCATATGCTGGTGAGCGGCGAAGGGGCGCTGATGGGGCGCTGGTGCATCGAGCAGCTGGACGAAGGCCAGACGATTTTTGACACGTTCGGCAGGCCGCGCCGGCAGGAATTCACACTACAACTGAAGCGGTTCAGCTAATGGCACAACAGTACCGAACCACGGCTGGCGATACCGTGGAATTTATCGCTTGGAAGAATTACGGCAGCCAGCAAGGCCAAGTGGTCGAGCAGCTGCTGGCGGCGAATCCTGGGCTGGCAGATTACGGCCCACAGCTGCCGGCAGGCGTCATCATCAGCCTGCCCACACTGACGGCCGTCGGCCAGTCTAAGGGCGTGAAGCTGTGGGATTGATCACAGGCATCCGTCCGGGCTTTAAGGTCACGGCAAACGGCGCAGACATATCTGGACTGGTATCGCAGCGGCTGGTCGGCATGACGTTGACCGACGCCGTTGGCATGGAATCCGATCTGCTGGAAATCAGGCTGCAAGACGCCGATCCACTGAACCCGATCCAGCTGCCACCAACTGGTGCCGAAATCACGCTGGCCATTGGCTATGACGGCATATTTCAGCCCATGGGCCTGTTTGTTTGCGACGAAGTGGAGTTGGCCGGCTGGCCTGGCGAAATGACCATCCGTGCGCGTGCGGCCGTCTACAACAAATCAAAGGGCGGCAAGTCAGACCTACAGACGCAACGAACGCGAAGCTGGCCGGCTGGTACCAAGCTGGTGGACATGATCAAGAAGGTGGCCGGCGAACATGGGCTTGAACCCAAGGTGGCGCAGTCGCTGCAATCCATCACACTGCCGCACATCGACCAGGCAGACGAATCCAACATCAACCTGCTGATCCGTGTCGCCAAAAAATACGATGCGATCGTGAAGCCGGCGAACGGCAAGCTGGTGGTGGCCAAGCGCGGTGAATCAAAGTCGGTCAGTGGCGAGTCGCTGCCACCAGTCCTGATTGCTGCCAGCGATTGCAGCGCCTACCGCATGAGCATCAGCAAGCGCGAAACGGCAGGCATGGTGGTGGCCTACTGGCACGCTGTCCGATCGGCCAAACGCAAGGAAGTGAAAGTCGGCAAAGGCGAGCCGGTGCGCCGGATGCGCAACAACTACCCGACCGAAGAAATGGCGCTGGCTGCTGCACGCGCCGAACTGGCACGCCGCGAACGTGGCCAGACCACGCTGGCACTGGCCACCATAGGCAGCCCGACGATCGCAGCCGAAGCGCAGCTGACAGTGGCTGGCATCCGGCCTGACGTCGATGGCCAATGGCTGATCACGCGAGTGACGCACAAGATCGACAATACCGGGTACGCCTGCGACATCGAGGCAGAGAAGCCGAACGAGTCCGAAGACGCCACCGTGGAAGTGAACGACCAATGACCTAGGCATGCCGCCGTGGTATGCGAAGTTATCCCCGCAGGGTACCGACCGTTAAACGGGGTATTTTGCGGGGTACGGGCAAAGGTCAAAAAAATTTCTACACATACAAATCAACACGTTAGGTCACGAATGCGCATAGCCACCTGTTATGTGCATTGGCATAATCCTGAATCATCCTGTATCATCCTGAATCATTCTAAGAGATTGCAGACGCTGCGTTTTTTCCGTTGAAGCCGCGATATTGACGCGCAGCCAAGGCGATGGCATCAGCTGCAAAAAGGGGTATCGCACGGGGTATCGATGGACAGCTACGCACGCAAATTGAGCGACGCACAGGTGCGCAACGCCAAGCCAGAGGCCAAGCCTTACAAGCTGACCGACGGCGGCGGATTGTTCCTGTTGGTGCAGCCAAACGGCGCCAAGCTATGGCGGTACAAATTCGCCGTGAACGGCAAGGAAGGGCTGCTGGCCGTCGGTACCTACCCTGACCTGTCGCTGTCAGCGGCTAGGGCTGCGCACCGTGAAGCACGCACGCTGGTGGCCGCTGGTCAAAACCCTGTGAAGGTTCGGCAGGAAGATCGCCGACTGGCTGAGCAGGAAGCGCTGCGCGCTAAGGTCGGACTGTTCACCAGCGTGGTCGAGCAGTGGCGCAACGCGACGGATCCGCGACTGGCCGAAAACAGCGTGAAGCAGCGCAAGCGCGAGATCGAAAAGTACCTAGTGCCAGAGCTTGGCAAGGCCATGATCCAGAACGTGCGCCGCATCGAGCTAGCCAACTTGCTGACCAAGGTCGAGGCCAAGACGCCAGAGACGGCACGCAACCTGCGCAACTACCTGAACGGGATTTTTGAGCACGCGATCAGCATGGGCCTAATCGAAGCCAATCCGGTACCGCCGCCAAAGCTGATGAAGAAGCGCAGCGCCGTTCCGTTCGCCGCCATGCCAGTCAACCAGATCCCCGGCTTCCTGCGCGCTGTGGACGCATGCAGCGCCGAAGCCACCACCAAGACAGCCATCACGCTGGTGGTGCTGACGGCCTGCCGCAAAAACGAAGTGACCGGCGCCAGCTGGTCGGAATTCGACCTAGACAATGGCGTCTGGCTGGTGCCTGCCGACCGTATGAAGAATCGCCGCGATCATTGGGTGCCGCTGTCACGCCAAGCGCTGGCCGTCCTGCGCGAGCTCAAGAAGACCAGCCAGACCGAACTGCTATTCCCCAACCGCCGCGACGCCAGCAGGCCAATGGCCAACCGATCGCTGAATGCCATGCTGGAAAGGCTAGGCTTCACCGAAGACACGGTGCATGGCTTCCGGTCCGTGTTCAGCACCCACTTCAACGGCAAGGGCGCCAACCCTGACGTGATTGAACGCTGCCTAGCCCACGCACCCAAGGACAAGGTGCGAGCCGCCTACAACCGTCATCCATACCAGGACGAACGCCGGGCCATGCTGCAAGAGTGGGCCGACTTTATCGACACACTGCGCAGGCCAGCGCTGACCGTGGCCGCGTGAAAAACCCCAAGAGGCGACCACCGAACTGAGACAGGATCATTGCGCGGATATCAATTTCCGCGGGTGCATTATGTCCACGACAATTTCAGGCAATAACCAAACAATCGCGCTTCCAACGCAGCAGGCTGGCGACCACGAAAGAACGCTGGTTGTTAATCCAAGCGCAGGCGCGTCCGTTGTGTTGCAGTATAAGTGTGGCGCGTCGTGGTTGACGGCCAGGAACTACGCATCACCAACAATCGACCGCATATTCATCAAGGGCCACCCTGCACAGCTGGTCTTTACCGGCCAATCTACTGTTGAACTGGGGGACTAAATGACAAACCCGGTAATTCAGAGTGTTGTGGGATCTTCGCAGCAGGAGTTGCTTTCGTCTCTATCGGCTAAGTCGCTTAAAAGGCCAGTTGTAGTCAGCTTGATGAACGGTAACGGCGGATCTTTTGTGGCGAACAACACGACGCTTGCGCAAATGATTATGATGCCAACCGAATTTATCGCAATCCGTATTGGTTACGCTCACCGAGGCGGATCTGGCCCCGTGACGGCTGCCCGATTGCTGGTGGCCACAACCGACAATGTCGGCGATCTTTCACAGGCTCAAACATCCGGCGGACGACAGTATGTTGTGCCAACAAAAAACGGTGTGGCAGATAACACCATATCCGCAACGGGGTGGCGGCAGGTGACGTTTTCAGGTGGCGCCGACCTTAACGTTCCAGATGCTGGTGCGAATAACCTGTCTTTTGTTTGGTCTGACTTAATTCAAATTCAGGCCGAGCCGCTGCGTTTTGGCGATACGGCGCGTTTTGCTGGCTGCTACCCGCTTATATTTAGGTTCTTTGCTGGGACCGCGCAGTACACAAAGGGCGGTAACACAGGATTCGGCGACACTACGAGTTTCATTCCTGAAAGCGGAAAATACCTACAACTAGGATGCGCGCGAGCAGGCGAGTTCACAGTAACCCCCAGCGGCTGGAACGAAACTTCCACTGTCGCTTTCGGTGACGACAAAAGCCTTCCGATCATAGTCGAGGCATATACAGCAGCTGGACGTTATTCCACGGTTCTGTGCTGTGGTGATTCTCGATTTGCTTCCTGCTCTGAGTTTCCATCCAAGATGCACCGTAATTTACAGCAATTTATAGAGCAGCAATCGGCTTTCAGCGAGACGCCTTTCCGAAGCGTAAGCCTTGCCCAAGGTGGACAAACGACAAACGTATACTACCAGCGCGGTGATTCTTATCTGGCCGGTGGTGGTTATGCGGATGCCTCGCTTTACCTTGTATATTCGATCAATGATGGGACTCCAACAAAGGCGATCATGGATAACGCTAAGGCAAAGGCGATTTTGTTTGCTGACAGATGCCGGCGTAGCGGAGTACGTCCCGTGCTTGTTACCGCGTTCCCTCTAGGTACTGGTTATACAACGGAGCAGGTAGCGCTTCTGAACGACCTTGTTAGCTTCGTGTCGTCACTTGGTTATCCGTTTATCAATCCACTCGCTATATACAGTGGCAACGCCAACTACGGCTGGAATCCTATTTTTCAATTCGATAACAGCCACATGAATGACGCAGGCTACCAAGACCTTGCAGCTCGATGCTTGGCAATTTTGAGAACTTCAACATAAAACAAACCCGCGCTAGGCGGGTTTTCTTATTTACGCATACAGCGGTTCGTTGTGTCTGTGCCATTCCTTGTGGCAGCGTTCGCACAACCAGCGAACGGAAAGCGGCTTGGTGTAGTCGTCGTGATGGGCTTCGATTTTTTCAGTGCTGCCGCATGATTCGTAGGCATTCGGTCGCACTAGCTTACCGCTTTTAATTGCATTGCCGGTAATGATATGCGCCGCGCGCTTCAACGGGAACCGTTCTTGATAAGACTTCAGCGCGCGCTGTTTCGCTGTTCTGCCTTCTTCCGTTTGGCTGTACCTTTTGCGCGCCTCAATTCTGTCTGGGTTGTTAGCCCGTTTCCGATCATATTCAAGGTAATAATCTAAATTTTTGGCGCGATTTTCTTTCGCTAAAGTCTTTCTGCAGTCCTTGCATGTTTTATCGTTAGTGTAAAAATCTGTTAGCGCCTTTTCCTGCTCACATCTTTTGCATTTCATAAAAAACCCCGCTGTTAATGGCGGGGCTATAGTACCTTATGCAAAGGGAATATTCAAATATACCGTTTAGAACGGTATATCTTGATCGAAGTCGATCGGCGGTTCATTCGGCCCACGCTGCTGGCCTGCAAACCCCTGCTGCTGGTTTGGCACAAAGCCGTGGGTGTTCGGTGCAGCTGAACCGCCAGGATTGTAGCCAGTGCGCGCCTGTGTGTTGTACGGCTGCTGCGCTGGCTGATGCTGACCCTGTGGCCGCGACTGGTGGCCTGCCTGCTGCTGTGGCTGGCCCTGTGGCCGTGCCTGCTGCTGGTAGCCACCTTGTGCCGCCGGCTGCTGGTTTGCCGGACGCTGGTTCTGTGGCTGGCCACCAGTAGCGCCCTGCCCTTCTGGCTTGCCGTCCAGCATCTGGAATTCGTCGATGATGATTTCCGTGGTGTAGCGTTCGACGCCTTGCTGGTCCTGCCACTTGCGCGTCTTCAGCTTGCCTTCGATGTAGACTTTGGAGCCCTTGCGCGAATATTCGCCGATGATTTCAGCCAAGCGCTGGTATGCCACGCACCGATGCCATTCGGTGGATTCCTTGCGTTCGTTGGTCTGCTTGTCCGTCCAGCTTTCGCTGGTGGCCACGGTGATGTTGGCCACCGCGCCGCCGGTCGGCATGTAACGCACTTCAGGATCAGCGCCCAAATTACCAATCAAAATTACTTTGTTTATTCCGCGTGCCATTATCCGTTCCTTTTTTCAATATTCCGGCGCTTTCTCGCCAGTCGTTTTAGTTGTGCCGCTGTCATTGTTCTGCGGCTTCCTCGCAGTTTGCCAGCGCGCTGGTAGTCCT